CGTGCTTTTGATTTAGGCACACATTTAGGATATTTTCTTTTTGATCCTTTTGCAGACTTTCTTCCGCACTTCTTAAAGCCACCACTTTTTTTTGGTGACCCAATATCTACCCACTCTTCTTTGAACCACTTCTTAAGTCCGCCTGATCGCTTAGTCATTAGCCACGCATCTTGGTTTTCTTTCTGCGATTATTCATAACCGCACCACAACCACGAGCTATAAAACTTTTAACACCTGCACCCTTTTTAATTGTGCCACCGTCACGCATAAAACCAATTTGGTTTCTGACTTTTTTAGGTAGCTCAGGTAGCCCCTTGTTGCCTTTGGGTATTGGTTTTAGACTTTTTTCCATAATTCCACCTTGTGCTTTATATTGACCGCCCATTCTTTTGTATTCTTTGACCATCCAAGCATTTGCATAAGCTGATGGATAAACATCAAACTTAGCTTTTGCTTTAGACTTAGCTTTACTATAAAGACTTGGATTTTTTACATTGTCAGGTACTGCCATTTAACATTTCCACCTTCGCCTTGCTTGGCGTATTCTTGAGTTAGGATCATTCCTAGTTTTTGCCGAACTGCGTTTAAGTTGTCCAAGCGATCTAGCACAATAAGACTTACGCCTTTTTGCCGCTTTGCTTCCTTTTTTAACTTTACCAGTTACGGCTGTTTTTAATTTAGAACCGGGGTTAGCTTTTCTGTAAGCCTTAACACCCTTTTTCGTCATGCCTGCACCCTTTTTAGTAGGGCGATAATTAGCTCCCTTACCTTTTGTGGTTTTGGGTATGCTTTTAGCTTTTCTTTTCTTTTTTTCAGCCATATCCAAAAGCGTAGCAATGCCGAAACATTGCTACTTTAAATATTAACTACCATAGTTTTTGATCAGCGTAAGCACGATAACATAGGAGTCACCACTGCCTGCACCTGTGGTAGTCAGGTTTATATCACCTGTTTTACCACTGCCCGATGTATTTGCTAGACCGCCAAATTCAGTAAAATCTTCTGAATCTGCATAGTTTGCATTTAAATCCCAACAAATAGTGTCGGTTGATGCATCCCATAAGAGCTTTACACTCATGCCAAAGGTCGAATAACAAATTTTTGCAAGGCGTACGCCTGTACACACTTGCCCATTGCTACTTGCATTCAAGCCACTTACATCGACTTTGGTAACTGCTGATTCGCCTGTACCGTCTGATGTATTAGTGAGTTGGATTACAGCGAGTCTATCACTATCTACTATAGTTGTTGAAGTTACTGCATCTGCCATAATTAGCTCCTAAAATTAAGCGTCAGCAAATGGTGTTACTATAGTTCCTGATCCTATTAACAATGAATTGTGAACAAGATAAGTAGCTGAATCAATAGCTGTTACTTGTACAACACTTCCAACAATACCACCTTTGGTTGTACCATTTAAAGTCATGACATCATTAGTCGCCGCTGGAACGAAAGCTTTCTTTGTGCTGTCATCAATAGCTATAATTACTGCACCTTTAAACTTATCTGTGCCATCAGTTTTGATGTCAAGATCAGAAGCCAGTGTTTCAATATAGAAAAAGAATGAAGCACCAATGTTGTTAGCTTGGTTTGGGTCTGTAGGATCACTTGGAGTTGTTGCTGAGATAGAAGGCAAAGTAAATTTACCGTCTGCATCGTTACACAACAAGATTTTTCCTGCGTGTGCATCTACTGTTAATGTAGTATCTGCGGTTAAAGAAACAGAGTTATTAACCCCTGCTGAAATAAATCCTGCCAATGATTTGACTGGACCTGAAAAAGTTGATTTAGCCATTATTTGCTCCTAACTAAATATGTTGCACCATCTTGGAGTAAGTCTGCCGAATCAGTTGGGGCAACGAGTTACCTCGGTTTAGATAACTATACTCTTTATCAACCAAGGTCTCAAGATTTACTTAGTTAGTTTTTTTATGGCTTCTTCTAGGTGTTTGAAGGCTTCGTAGATGTGACCGTATATTTCTTTGTTCTGATCGTTTTTAATTGAGTCTTGTAAAAATACATGACCAACAGTTTCTAACATGCCTTTGGCTTTGATTAATAGTTCTAGGTAATATCTCATGACAAAATTTTAACATAAAAAAAGGGAGCCGAAGCTCCCTTTACGGTTCTGAAGAAACTTAAGCTCCTTGTGATCCGAAAACACCACGCCAGTTAGAGACACCGAATGAGTATCTTTCTCTAGCTCTGTATCTGATGTTACCTGTTGAAAATTCAGGTTCCATTGTGGTTTCCATTCCAGTTCTTTGGAACATTTTTAAACCTTCACCATCAGCGTTCACAGATGTCATAATGAAATATGCATCAGGATCGTTTAGATAATGGTTTACTGAGAAACCGTTAGGTACAGAAGACTGATTTCTAATTGAGTTGATGTCATTGTCAGAAGTTCCTACTCTACCCGGAGTATTTAATAGCCTATCAGCTACAAATGTGAGTTGAGGTGGAACAATTAACTTGTCAGGTCTTACTGCAATAGTAAGATTTCTGTCATCAACAAAAGTTGAAATGTCAATTATGTTGTCTTCTAAAGAAGTTTCGTTCAAGTCAGCCATTGTTGTTGCTCTGTTAGCAGCAGTACCACCACCCGCAAGCGGATGAGCAGTAGAAATCAATGTTTGACCATCACCAATAGTGTAATCAGTATCGAACGCATTGTTTAATACATTTGCACCTTTTACTTCTTTAGTGTGTTGCATGGATCGAGCTAAGGCTTTTGTATACCTTCTGCCTAATTGGTCATACAAGTTATCTTCGATTGCTTCTTCAGTTAATGCAAAAGCAAGAGCCACAGTTTCGTGTGTATATCTTGCAGTATAGCCTTCTGAAGCATTATCAAAGTTAACGCCTGCACCCTCTTCCTTGACAGGAGCAGCACCGAATCCAACAACCAATACTTCTTCTTCAAAGGCTCTTTCAGAGTCTTCTACAGAATACAGTTCTTCATACTCGTTGTTGTATTCGTCATATTCTAGCCCAAATAAAGCATTTAGACCCGGTTCTAGTTCTTTCGCAAGTTGCGATCTACTTATAGCCATTTGTCACCTACCTTATGCTAGACCTGCGGATTTTACGCCACAGATATGATTTTGAATTACGCATAATACATTAGTATTAGCACTACCTACATCTTCGTTGTCAGGGTCTTGAGAAATGTCAATAGCCTTCAAAGGAAGAGTTGTTGTTGTCGCACCTGTTGTGACATCTAGTTCTACTCCTGAAATACCTGTATAGGTGCTTCCTGAGTTAGTGTCAACAATATCAAAGTTACCAAACAGATCAGCCACTGGGAAAGTGTCGTCTGCCTGAACTTCAAATACTGTTTCAGGGTCGTCTACGATAAATGCAATTATATCTGAAGCATTAGTGCTTGCAGGATAGTAGTTGCTAAATATCTGCTCGGATGTTGTTGGGTCTGTGTACATACAGCCATTAAAAACTCCTACAACAGGAACGCTACTGCTAGCAGCAGCTCTTTCAACGGTTCCACCTGTGACTTGTTTCACGATGTCGCCTTGAAAGATTGAAGTTCCGTAGTTTGCAGCAATTCTATAACGGCTTTGTCCGCCTGAATAGGGTGAGCCACCCATCATTCTTACAGGTTTCAGACCAAATGAAGCGTCTTTATTCGCCATGTTAGTTACCTACCTTTTTTTTCCAAATGATACATTCGATTTTCTATCGGAAGAATACTTCACATACTTGTTATTGCCTTGAACTTCACTGAACATTGTATTATCAAGAGCTTGGTTCTGTTGAACATTTCTGTTCTTGTAATGCTCGTTCCGTTCTTTGACAGTTTCTGTTGGTATTTTAGCCAATATCAAACCACCTACGCTTATGACACCTGCATGTCTTCCATGTTCGATTGTAGGTAAAGGGAAATCAGGCATTTCGTCTTGTCGGACAAACTCCCATCCTTCTCTCATTCGGGCAGAAACATTGTTCCTGTCCTCTACTCCTACATACTCTGCCCTAATCCAACGGTATTGATAACCATCGGGTGCAGGTGGAGTCTCTAACATCCTTGCAGGTTGCCAAGGCTTTCTTCTAGCATTTTTATCGTGTTGCTCTTCGTCACGAGATGTACGGGTTACATTATCAATCGCATCTAAATCCATTATTTTGCTCCTTCTATTTTCATCATCTCTTTGCCTACACGCTTGAGCCACTCTTCGTTACTCATGCCATAAGGCTTTAAGTTGCTTTTAACAGAAGCATGGTTAGAATTAATCCTAATTCCGCTTCTCTTCCCTTGTGCTTTTTGACGGCTTCCAGTAGAAGCTGAAGCTACTCTCTGCACAGATGAGTTCGCTTCCTTGCTGTCGTTAGGTTCAACCATATCAGGGTAAACCTTCTTTAATCTGTTGTCTAACTCTTCGTAATACTCTTCACTAGAGCCATCGTAACCTTCAGCTTCGAGGTCCTCATGTATTCCCATGGCAGTGTAAGTTTTTACTCTGTCTTTTTGGAACCATGTGTTCTTCTCTGCCCAAGCTAACGCTTTAGAGTCAGGCTTAGGTTTATCATACACTGAAGTTTGATTGTTTGGAACACTTTGTTGTGTTGGTTGTTGCACAGGTTGTTCCGCTTGAAAGCTGTGTTGTTCTTGTTGCATTTTTGCCAATCTGACCCTTTCTTCTTCAAGGGACACTTTGTTCAATAATTCAACGCTTTTAAGCTCAAGCTCGGCATCATTAGTTTCTCTTGCTTTTTTGTACAAGTCTTCTGCTTGTTGCCTTTGGGACTTCACACGATTTTCATATTCATCGGTGTAGCTTTTATCCAAGGCTGATGCTTTGGTTTTCACTGTGTTGTATTCACTGGCTAGTGAATAATATTTGTTTTCCGCTTGTGAAGCTCTTTCTTCAGCCAAACGAATTCTTTCGTTTAACTTGTTTATTCTTTTGCTTACACCACGGGTGTATTTATCAAGTTCATCATCTCCGCCTGAGTCGGTTGATGCCTCTTGAGTCTCTTCAGGAATTTCTACAGATTCTGTAGCTTCCTGTTGATCGTCAAGTTGAACCTGAAGTTCTTCGTTTGTTTCTTCAATCATATGATCTCCTATGCTGAAACGATGTCATCAGGGTTAAGAATGGTAGCAATGACTTCATCATCATTAATAATTCTGACTTCGCTATCATCCGCCAATTTAAACCTAGAGCCTGCATATCTGCCTATAAGCACCCACTGACCCTTTTCGCACCAAGGAGTTTTATCTCTAAACCTTCTTTCATCTTGGTAACATTCAGGACCCATGGCTACTACATAAGCAACTACAGTCGCTAAGGTTTCCTTTTCTATGGTTTCCTTTGTCAGTAATATGCCACCTTCGGTAACACCTTTACCTCTATAAGGTAAAACCAAAATACGCCAACCAGTTGGTTGAGGCATTCTTTCGACAACACTTTTGTCAATCAATGATGGGTCTAAAACCCTGTCATCTTCTTTTACAAAAGCCTCATCTAAACTTATTGTATCCTCTTCTTTCTCTACTTTAACTTCTTTAGTCATCGACAATATCTCCTTCGTCATGTAAGTGTTCTTTTATCTTATCATGAATATAGGATATTGCTGAGATTTCTCCCATTAAAAATTGATAATTTTCCATGTCTTTTACCCCACCTGACAGGACAATATCGTGAACTTGCTCCTCTCTACTTTTTAAATCTTTTCTCAGAGCATGAATAAAATCATACTTGTCCATAGATTAATACACTCCACTGAAATTATTGCCTCTCAAAGCAGCTCCTTTTCCTCTGCTTTTGCCTTTACCACTGCCCGGTTTGAATGGTTCAACCTTGACCTTTTTTGGCTGAGACAATGGAATGCTTCCTTGACCTTTTATTTTTAGG